AGGAGGAACCCATGGCCATCGACATGTCCGCCATCGCGTCCGGTCCCCAGAAGAAGCCGCCCAAGATCATTATGTATGGAGTCGGCGGGATCGGCAAAACCACCTGGGCGTCCAAAGCGCCCAAGCCCATCTTCCTTTTCACGGAAGAGGGACAGGGCAATTTGGAGCTGGACCGGTTCGAGCCCCAGAAGGGGAATCCGGTCTACCGGTCCTGGGAAGACATCATTCACACCTTGAGGGTCCTCTACAAAGAGGACCACCCCTACAAAACGGTGGTCCTGGATTCCGTGGATTTCGCGGAACCCCTGCTGTGGGACCACACGGCCACCAAGCGCGGCAAGGACGACATCGAAGCCTTCGGCTACGGTAAAGGGTATATCTATGCCTGCGACGAGGCCCGCCTGCTTCTGCGGGCATTGGAGGCCCTGCGCAACGACAAGGGGATGACCACGATCCTGATCGCCCATTCCGGCGTGGTTCGCTACGAATCCCCCGAAGCGGAATCCTACGACCGCTTCCAGTTGCGGGTCCACAAACGACTGGCGGACCTGCTGCACGACTGGGCGGACGTCATGCTGTTCGCCAACTACAAGGTCCACACCATCACCGACAAGGAAAAATTCAACCAGGAACGCCGACGCGCCGTTGGCATCGGGGACCGCGTGGTCTACACCGAAGAACGTCCCGCCTGGTTCGCCAAGAACCGCTATTCCCTTCCCCCCGAACTGCCACTGTCCTGGGCCGCGTTCGAGTCGGCCATGAACCCTGAAGAGACCAAGGAGAAGAAGAAATGACCAGAATGCCGTTCGCGTATGATCCCAACCAGCACGAAGGCGGGAGCAGTTTCGATCCCGTCCCACCCGGCTGGTATACCGCCGTCATCACCCAGGCCGAGTGGAGGGAGAACAAGCGATCCACCGGTGGTCACCTGTGGCTGGAATTCAAGATCGATGAGAACCACCACCCGCAGCAGGCCAACCGACTGGTCTGGGACCGGCTGAACCTAGACAACCCGAACAAGGACGCCGTGGAGATCGCCAACAACGCCCTGGCGGACCTCTGCGAAGCCATCGGTCAGGACGCCGAGTTCGACGACCCCCAGGTCCTGCTGCACAAGCCGTTGCAGGTCAAGGTCACGGTGAAGCCGGAGACCGACATCTACGACGCCGGCAACGAGATCCGGGGCTACCGGTCCGTGGCCAACGCCACGTCGAACATCAAGGCGGGGAAGCCGGTGGTGCATAACCCGCCGACCCTGGGCCAGAATCCGCCGGCGGACGACACGGCGGCAGATGACAAGGTTCCATTCTAGCCGGGATGTTCCCGGCACCCGTCCCCGGGTCATCCATAGCCTCGACACTGAGGACCCGGGGACGGGAGGTTTTTTTAGGAAAGGGGTCTTATATGGCAAAAAACAAACTAAAGATTGATCAAAAGTTTCGCAAACTTATTCCACCCCCCGCAGAAGACGAGGTTAATGCACTCCACAAGTCGCTTGAAGATCACGGCTGTCTGGATCCGTTGGTCATCTGGAAAGAAAAGGGCATCCTTCTTGACGGCCACAACCGATATGACTTTTGCACCAAAAACGGCATCGATTTTGCAACGGTTGAACTTAGTTTCAACTGTGATATCGATGCCAGGGTGTGGGTGCGCAACAACCAGATGGGGCGACGAAACCTGTTGCCCGCCCAACGCATTGACCTCCAACTGGCCAACGACGCCGACCTGAAGAAGAAGGGGCGGGAGAAACGCAACTCTACGTTGAAACAGGGGACCTCCCGTTCTCTCAAAAATGAGAAAACGGGATCCACCCACAACACCGAAGCTCAGATCGCCCAGGCCGCCAAGGTGTCCAAGGGACAGGTCGCCCAGGCTGAGCAGATAATCAAGCATGACAAGGAGCATGGGACAAACTTCTGGGACCAGGCCAAGCACGGTAACATCACCATCGGGGGAGCCTATAAAAAAATAAAGACCGCGGAGGCAAAGGCTGCGGCAATTGCCAAATTAGAGGACACGGCCACCAAAGCAGCAAAAACCATTCAGGGTGTATACGACGTTATCGTCATGGATCCTCCGTGGTCGATGCAAAAGATCGAACGCGAGGTGGCCCCAAACCAAGCCGCGTTTGATTATCCCACCATGACAGAAAATGAATTGTCTGTTTTGACAATCCCATCGGCAGATGACTGTCATTTTTGGCTATGGACTACCCATAAATTCCTTCCTATGGCGTTTCGATTACTCACTCAATGGAAATTCAAGTATGTTTGCTGCTTCACATGGCACAAACCAGGGGGTTTTCAGCCATTTGGGCTTCCTCAGTACAACTGCGAATTCTCTCTTTACGCCAGAAAAGGGGTGCCACAATTCACACAAACAAAAGCGTTCAATGTATGTTTCAACGCCCCACGCGGAAAACACAGCGAAAAACCAGAAGAGTTCTACAGCATGGTGCGCCGTGTCACCGCAGGACGACGACTCGATATGTTCAACCGTCGCCCAATCAAAGGGTTTGATACATGGGGAAAAGAGGCGCAATGAGTTACAGACACAACAGGCGGTGGTCTGATGCAAAGCTTTGCTTGGTAAAAGATATCCTGGAGAAGAAAACCGGATTTCGGTACGTCGAAGCCTCTTCTCGAGATGACACGCAAGACGCTACCGATTTGGTCACCTACCCAGACCCCCACAGGGGTCCAAGAGTTGCGGTTCGTATTCGGAGAATCCCCTGCCCGCCCAGTTGGTACGAACAATTCACAATCCGGTCATCAATTTACACCGGGAGACTAACAGAATTTGACAAGGTTGTTGGCGGAAGCGCTGATTGGTTTTTTTATGGGTTTGCCGAAAAGGAGTCCATCCCGGTATGGCATCTGATTGACCTTAAAAAGTTAAGGTCATGGATACACCGGTTCGCTATTTCACACAACGGGCGTATCCCCGCTCATGAAATGACCAATAAAGATCACAAAACAAAGTTTTACGTTTTTAACATGTATGATGGTCGGTTCGACTTTGGCGCGGTCGTTGCTCACAAATATGGCAGGAAAGAGAGCTGTCAACCTGGTCTGTTTGATCACATCAGCCAATAAAATTTGCCCCAAGGAGGAACCATGAACCCCACAACGGAAGACATCCTCGACGCCGGATCCCTGAAACTGGCGGACGAACAACCACGGCCCCACCTCGGCGTATCCCAGGTCGGCCACCACTGCGAACGCGCTATCTGGCTCGGGTTCCGGTGGGTCTGCAAGGATACGATCCAACCCACCATCGCCCGCACCTTCCGACTCGGAGACTACATCGAAGAAATCGTGGTCCACGCCCTGATCGCCGGTGGCATGAACATCACGGACCGACAGAAACCCGTCGAGTTCCCCGAGACCCGCTACCACATGCGCGGTCACATCGACGGGATTATCACCGGCGTACCGGAACTGCCCAAGGTTCCCCACCTGCTCGAAGTCAAGAGCATGAAACATGCCCGGTTCCTGAAACTCAAACGACAAGTCCTCGAGAAATCCAACCCGACCTACTACTACCAATGCCAGGCCTACATGCATGGCCTGGATCTTCCCTGGACCCTGCTGGTGGTCATGGACAAGGACACCAGCGAGATTCACACGATCCGGTTCAACTACGACTCAACGGCTTACGACGCGGTCCGCTACGTGGCCAACTACATCATCGACCTGGACGAACCCCAGATCCGACTCAGCGAAGACCCGGACCATTTCGAGTGTAAGTGGTGCGGGAAATACCACTGGTGTCAAAAGAACCGGGGCAGCGTCCCCGACAAGAACTGCCGAACCTGCGTGTCGTCCCAACCCCAGGAAGACGGGACCTGGTGGTGCGTGCGTGACAATGATCACGTCACCCTTACCGTGGAAGCACAACGCAAAGGGTGCGGCGATTACCGACCCATCCCGATGGATTGAACCATGAACACCAAGGCATTCCTGGATCTCGCACCCGACGGCCGGCGCCGCATCACCAAGGAACAAAAAGACTTCCTACGACGCGGCGTCACCCACCTCCTTGAGCTGGCCAACGTGTCGAACGAAGGCCTGGCCGCTGTGCTCAAAACCTTGGACCTGAACTGGCCCACTGATCGATCTTGCTATACCTGCGACTTCTTCCGGAAGGACCTGTTCTGCATGTATTGGAAAAAGAAAATGCCGGACGACTTCCCCGAAAAAGGATGTGACAAACACCAGGCGCTGGACGTGCCGTTCTGATGCGTGATCACGCGTTAGAATATGCGGAAGCCGGATTTCCCGTCACCCCACTCTGGTGGATCGAAGACGGGAAATGCGCCTGCAAGGGAAAACACCCTCCCCGCGATTCCGGGAAGCACCCCATCGGGGAACTCTGCCCCAACGGGATCCTGGACGCCACCGACGATACGGACACCGTCACCACTTGGTGGACAAAATACCCTCAGGCCAATATCGCCATCGCCACAGGGCACACCGTGTTTGTCGTCGACTGCGACAAGAAGAAAGGTGTCGACGGCACCCGGGAACTGCTGGCTATGGCCCGGGATTGGGGAGACCCCCAATGCATGCGCACCGCCGCCGTGGATACCGGAGGCGGTGGATCCCATTTCTACTTTTCCATGGAAGACCACATCCATGTCCCCAATCGCCAAGGCCTCCTGGTCGCCGGAAAGGAACTCCCCATCGACGTCCGGGGTCACCACGGTTACGTCGTCGCACCCCCCAGCACCCACATCACGGGTCAACGCTACGATTGGGTCCGAGACCTGGCCTGCCTGCGCCCGGCACCCCCCCAGCTGCTGTCCCTGGTCACCGGGCCCGCACCCGAGACATCCCGGGACGGGACGGCCAAACGCGGCCCGGGTCGGGTCCGTCCTCACGAAGTCGCAAACATCCAAACTGCCCTGAAACTCATCGACCCCGACTGTGGCTACGAAGACTGGGCCCTGAACGTCGGCGCCGCCCTGCACGACTACTTCGGCGGCAAGCCCGAAGGCCTGGAAATCTGGGACACCTGGTCCCGCCAAGGCGCGAAATACCCGGGCGCCAAGGAACTGCGGAAGAAATGGCGGTCCTTCCGTTCCCTCGAATTACCCAACCCCCGATCCATCGCCAGCTTCTGGAAGCTGGCCACGGACAAGGGATGGAAACCCACCCTGGCCGCCGTCCCCCAGGTGGTTCGAAAATCCCAAGAAGACCAAGCTGCCATCCTGAAGTCCGTCCTGGGTCAGGACGTGGTCAATCCGGGCGAATTTCCCGCCAGGAAGATCATAGACCGCCTGACCGGACCCATGCGGGACACCGCGAACTGGATCCTGCAATGCGCCCGACGCGCCGACCCCACCCTGGCCCTGGCCGCCACGATCACCCTGGTGTCCGGTTGCCTGTCACGCCGGGTCCGCGGCCCCGATGACACCGGCGCCGGTCTGGTCCTGGCCACCCTGGCACCCTCCGGCGCCGGGAAAGACATTCCCCAGGCGTGCGTGGCCCACGTTATCCACGCCACCAAGGACCTGGGCGTTGGCGTCATGGCCGAAACCCCCTTCCACAAGGCCCAGCTGGATGAGGTCGTCCTGGAATATCATGGACAAACCAGTCTGCAAATCGACGAATACGGACACGCCCTGAAACAGTGGACCGCCAACCAGTCCTCCATGTCCCACGCCATCCGGTCCCTCACGTCCCAACGCACCAGCGTCTATAAACTCTATCCATTGTCCCCCAAGCACCCCCTCCGCACCCGGTTCCCCGAGTGGAAACGTGGACTCTGGAGTCCTGTATTGACGGTCTCGGGTTGGTGCACCCCGACGGCGTTTTACGAAGGCCTCACCACAGAGTCCATTACAGACGGTTTCCTGGGCCGTCACCTGGTCCTGCATACCAAGTCCCATTTCCCCCTGAAAAGTCCCACCATGGGCCTGAATGACGTGCCACAGCGCCTGATTGCGTGGCTGTCCCACCTGGTGGAGACACCCATCCCCGAACATACCCCGCCCTCCCTGCTGTCCCGAGCTAATGCGGACCGAACAGAACCCGTCCGTCTGGGGTGGGAGAATGACACAGCCCGGGAATATTGGGACTACTTGGTTAACCAATTGGACCAGCGGGCCATGACCCTGGACGGCGACAACCAAGAGGTATCCATGGCCGTCTTGCGACGCCTGCCCGGCGTGGCCCTACCCCTAGCCCTGGTTCTTGCCTGCGGGAGGAGCTCCAACCCACTCACCGCCACGATCTGCCGGAACGACGTGGACACCGCGGTTCAGATCGCCACCTGGTCCGCCAACCACCTGGCCTACCAGCTACGGTTTGGCACCGCCAAGGACGACTGGGAGAAAGTCTACACTAAGGTCTGGAAACGGCTGGAATCCCAGAACGGCGACAAGGTTTACCGGGCCTCGTTCCGGTCCGCCCGGGACCGCCGGCACCTGCCCCAGGTCTGGCAAACCCTGGCCGATGACCCCCGACTCGAAGTCACCCCGGTCTACGCCCGACTCAACCCCGAGGCACGAACATGAAAATTTTCGCAAACGCCACCCAACCGGAAAAAGACGGAACCCGTCACAACCCCCGAACCCACAAAGCCTTAGGTATCTACGCCAAATCGTTTTTACGCTTTTTTCGGTTTTGCAAGGGGGTCCCCCGGGGGAGGGGGGAGGGCGCCCCTCGCGCGTGCGCGCGCATATATATATAAAGAAAGAAAAAGAGAAAAAAACATAAAATGTCTATTCTATGTCCATAGAACCAAAGGACTTACGTTTTTACGGGTCAATGGAAAATGAATGAAAAAAATGAAAAACGGGGTTGGAAACTCACAGTCAGCCTTCCCTTCGACTGGCAATGGTCGAAAAACCGCATCTGGAAGTCCATCAAAGGGAAGCCGGGGAAATACCTTGCACCCCACGCTCGCCAGCGACGGGACGCCCTGGCTACCCTGATCCGGGCCGAGCTCACCCGGAAACACATCACCCCGTGGAAAGGGAAACTGTGGCTGGCCCTCCACGTGGAGATCCCCAACCACCGGGGCGATCCCATCAACTGCCTGGATCTCGTAGCCGATGCCGTCCAGGACGGCACCGGCATCAATGATCGGTGGTTTTGGTTGAACCGATTAACTTGGGAAAATAATTCCAAAAAATCTCAAATAATGGTATCCTGTGGACAATACGGCATGGAGGTAGACAAAAAATGAACCACAAGGAACAATTAACCACCGGCGAGTGCCTGGCCCTGTGGCGCCGCCGGCAAGGGCTCACCAAGACTGACGCCGCCAAGAAAATGGACATCCCCCTGGAACAACTCAACCGGTGGGAGAATGAACAACCCTTGGAAGGCGACCCACGACTGGCACCAAGCCTTTGCCTTTTGCTGGATACCCGGGACAAACTGACCTTGTCCCCCGGGGAATGGTGCTGGCTCAAGCGTCGACGTGAAGGCATGACCCTGGAAGAAGTGGCACACGAATCCGGCCTGAGCCTGTCCGCCATCCAGGCCGTGGAAACCAATCGGTCTCCCAAGGTCCACGCCCTGGTGGATTGGTGGGCACAATGATGAATCCCCTCCTCGTCCTGGGCAGTAGAGAGTGAACTACTACAACGAAAATGATCCCAAGGCGGCAGCCTGGCTGAGAGCGTTGATCGACCTGGAACTGATTCCACCAGGGACGGTGGATGAAAGGGGGATTGAAGATGTCCAAGCGAAAGACCTCGAAGGGTATACCCGGGTCCACCTGTTCGCCGGAATCGGAGGCTGGCCCTATGCGCTCCAACTTGCCGGGTGGCTACCAGATGAGCCTGTTTGGACCGGCTCTTGCCCGTGTCAACCCCTTTCGATGGCGGGATCTCGAAAAGGCCATGAAGATGAAAGGCATCTCTGGCCGGAGTTCTGCCGCCTCATCCTGGAGTGTCGTCCTTCAGTTGTCTTTGGAGAGCAGGTTGCGTCGGCACTTGGGAGGGGGTGGTTCGCCGGTATACGAGCTGACCTGGAAGAGATGGGATACGGCGTCGGGGCTGCCGATCTGTGCGCTGCGGGCGTCGGGGCGCCGCACATCCGGCAGCGACTGTTCTGGGTGGCCGACATGCAGCGCCAGGGATCACAAGGGGGAAGGGCACAAAAAGGAACTGACCAACCCCCGACCGCTGAACGAAGTGGCCCGTGGAGTGACGCCCGGTGGCTCCCTTGCCAAGACGGAAAACTCCGCAGGATACCGACTGAACCCGCGCTTTTCCCTCTGGCTCATGGGTTTCCCGGTCGCGTGGCTGCACTCCAAGGTATTGGAAACGCTATCGTCCCGGAAGTCGCGGCGGAATTTGTAATGGCATATCGAGATATCGTGCCCCTCCTCGTCCCGGGCGGCGGCGGGGAGGGGCGGGGGTGAGAGATGACTAAAATAGGCGACAAACGGTATCGGTATCACGCGGTATATTATGCGGCGGGCCTGGGCGATGATGATTGCAGTCTCGGCTTTACGGTTCGCGTCGAACTCATTGAGTATGTAGTGGTAAAAATAACACCTTGCGGGGTGTGGGTTGTAATGGACGGCAATGTTTATAAACCGAAGCGGCGGTTTATAAAAGAGCGCACCTGGATGGGGACCAGGCCCATGAAACGATATGCTTACCATGATAAGCGAGAAGCAATGATCAGTTTTTTATATCGGTGCGAAAGGCATGTGTTCTTGTGTAAGATGCGATTGGACAAAGCGGAACGTGCTTTAATAGAGGCAAAACAAATGGCCAAGCCCCCAGTGGAGGGGCGGGAGGAGGAGTGATGGGGAGCGAGCATAGCATCGAGAAGCACCGGCACATCCTTGAACATGCCCTGGGCAACAGGTCCCATTACCGAAATCATTTTGTTTCGGGTCCGGGGGCACCAGACTGGGGGGCGTTGCTCTGGTTGGTTGAGCAGGGATACATGGTAAAGAGCTTTCGTAGCTGGGTACCTGATCCAATATTTTTCGTCACCGAAAAGGGCAAGGCCGAGGCGTTCCAAGGAGCGGAGGGGCGGGAGGAGGAGTGATGGGGAGCGAGGTCACAAAATACGGGGAACTCTTGCTGCTCTATAATGCCCTGGAGCAGGAGCGAGACATCCTGCAACGGGCGGTGGAGATCGCCAAGGGGCAGGACAAGCGGCTAAGGGGGGTGCTCAAGGAGTTGGTAGAAGCGGTGGAAGAAGTGGTGATGGCGGTGCAGAACAACAACTCAATGATATACCTGGATACACTAAAAAACTTGTTGAGCAAGGCCAGAGAGGCCAGGGGGGAAGTGGGGGATGGGTGATCAGCTGTATGAAATTGTAGAAGGGGAAGAAGTCGAAGGGTGCTGTCATATCTGCCGCAAAGAAAAGGCCATTTGTTTTGTCTGTGACCTTTGCGCTCAATGTGCAATGAAGGCTACAGTCGAAGATGGACATTATTGTCCGGCATGTATAGGGCGCGTATTGGAAGATGCACAAGATCGGCAAGTTTACTTAGAAAAGGAGCGGGATCGGCTGCGGGAGGCAATGCAAGGGCTCATCGACGACTTGCCGCTATTGCGAAACTCACGTTTAGACTTGGAAAATGTCATCAGGCGCAATCGTGCATCCTATGAATTCGGTGTTCTTTCTAATATAGCCAACATCGTCGGACGAATTGAAGGAAGACTCGACTCTATTGCTTTTTTTGTAAAGGCCAGGGAGGAGGTGGGGGAGTGATGGGGGAAAAGAAAAGATTTCATGGAGAATGCTACAATTGCGGCGAAACAAAAGAGCTTTGCCCTGAATGCAGGTTATGTACGCGTTGTGCCTTGGAGGCTGTAGTGGAGGCTGACGGGTATTGCCCCGAATGCTTGGGATATGTGCTAGTGGCTACCTTTAATCGCGAGACTGATTTGGAAAAGGAGCGGGATCGGCTACGGGAAATGCTGGCTGAAATGCTCCGCGCTTTGGGCCAATACGGACCGTCACCTCCGCAGCATGAATGCGGTCACCCGGATAGCGTTTGCGACTGTGATTGCGCAGAGTATGCGCTCTACAATGAACTCAGGCACAAAGCAAGAAAGCTAATACAGGAGCGGGAGGAGGTGGGGGAGAAGTGAAACAACCCAGAGTTCCCACTAGAGTTCCCAAAGCGCACGCAAACCATGGAGACGAAAAACCCTGTGGGTGCGCCACCGAAGAGGATTTGGGAAATAAAGACATATTGAAAATCAAATGTCGTCTATGCGGATCGACTTATCTTTTTGATGAAGTGTCCACGTTTTCCATGTTTATCTGCTACGATTGTGGATGTGACGTTATCCGGAATGGCGTCATATTTAAGACATAAGGACAGGAAGGAGGAGGAGTGATGGTGAAACGGTATACTTCTTTCTGTAAAAGATATGGTAATACGGTACACCCGGACGCTGTATGGACAAGTAAGACAGGGGAATGGGTAAAGTACACAGACTATGAAGCCCTGGAGAAGGAGCGAGATCGGTTGCGGAATCGGTGGAACCGATTACAGCCGATTTTGTTGGAATTGGCGGATGAAGATAGTCTGAGCCTCGCCTGTCCGCCTGGTGCAAGTTGCGAATTTTTCTATAGCGATTGTTCTAAGTGTTGGCGGGCATGGCTAGAGGCAGAGCTATAAATTGTCAAGGAGGAGGTGGGGGAGTGATGGGGGATAGATACATGCACCTTATGGTGAGAGAACGCGGCATACGTAAATGCGGGGGGATGCAGCCTATAGAAGACGGTGAATGGATAAAATACGCCGACTATGAAGCCCTGGAGCAGGAGCGAGACATCCTGCAACGGGCGGTGGAGATCGCCAAGGGGCAGGACAAGCGGCTAA